ATTAACTATTTCTTTGTGCGTTTTGTACTTCTCTCTGATACTGATTCATTGACTCTATATCTCCAGCTAAAATAGCAGCAGCTTCATCAACTATAATCTCACAAATATCATCTTTTAACTCACATTCTACATTAGTTGTATATGCTTGTCCAGTTGATATGTTACTACAGCCTAAGATTTGAATATCCTTTGGCTTTCTGTAATATACTAATTTAGAATCATGTACAGTAAATAAGCCATTTGTATAGATTCTTATTTTATCTCCAAGTATAGTACAGAATGTTTCTGCCCATTCAAAAGATGGTTGTTTAAAGTTATCTCCTAATAAGATGTCTACGTTTGCCTCTTCGGCCTGATAGATACTTACAAAAGATCTTGCTGGACAACAATCTGTTTTAGCTTTGGCACTAATTCTTACAAAATGTAAGTAATTAGCTGGAATAACATCAGTCTCAAAATACTTTGGTTTCTCTACACCTTTTAATTCTAATTCACTTAGTAATATTTGTAGATCATCCACTACTGTTACACTTTGTTCTGAAGATTCTTTCATAGCATTTAAACCATGAAGACGTCTACGTACCCATTCAAGCTGAGCTTTATTAAAAGCCTCTTGGATCATCCAACACTCAATGTTGTCATAATCAAAAGAAGCTAGCTTATTAAGCCTTTGCTTTATTTTTATCTGTAACAGGTTGTTGTTCATATTTTATAAAGACCTGGGTGCTGTTCTCACGGGAAGCAACCCAGGTATGTTTTTTACTGATTCCAATACTTCTCAACCTTCTTAGTTAAATCTACCAAGATCTCCTCATTTAAAGGATTCTTTAAGTACTCTACACAATCAGAAGGAGTACGTCCTAACATTGTTGTAGTTTCCATATGATAGATAAATCCGTCAGCCTTAGTTGCAATAAACTTGTAATATGAACAATCTTTTACAATAGCTCTAATCTTTAATGTTTCCATGTCTAGAGTAGCAGCATCTAAGAACCTTTGAGCAGTTTTACGCTTATCTTTTTCAACAAGATCACCGTTAATATACTTATCCATGTTATCATAGATAATATCATTAGGTGTAGACTTCTTATACTGAGCACTGTTAGCATCTAACACTTTTGCTACATATAGAAGTTTATTCTGATTCTTGTCAAATAACTTTTGAAGTTCTGCAAGAGCTTTATTACGAAGCTTTTTAACTTCTGTTTGTACAGATGCAGTTTCTTCTAACTTATCTAAGTAAAACTTAGGAGGAACTGGCATTCTGCGTGCTTCTTCTAAGCTTTTAGCAACGATTGAGAAACCACCTGCTTCAATTGCATACAATCTAATTAGATCATATGGGTCTTTATCAGGCTCTAAATAACTTGGTTCGTTACCACATCTAATTTTGATCTTATCCCAGAAAGCTGAATTATCAGGTTTCAACAACTTAATCTTGTTCCAGAACTGCTCATCTGTAGGTTCTACTACATTTGCTGCTAATTCTTTTTCTAACTGAGCTACAACTACACGAATCTGCTTAATCTTAGCTTCTTGTTCTTCTGCAGGTAGTTCCTTAACATCTGGAGAAAACTCATTTAATCCAGTGATGTATCTTACAATACCGTTAATCTCTAGACAAGCCAATTGTTCCTCGTGGAACGCTCCGTCAAAAAGACTTAATCCGTACTTCTGTAGTCCCATATTATCTACATTAGCATCAAAGAAAGGTCTAATGGCAATAGTGGACTTTTTGTTTTGTGGATACTTCTCCACGATTGTTACTCCGCTCATGTTTGGTTTGTTTGGTTTTTATTATAACTGGTTACACTATGTAACCTTTTATAGAACCTATTAGGAGTTGCGAGCTCCCCATGTGATCACCATGGTACGCATACAATAGGTGGGGCCCAAGGATACTATCCAAAGGGTGGTAAAATGACTCAGACTAGTGAGGGTGTTTGCCGGCAAGCCGGTGTCCGCTATCCTTTCTGAGTACTGTTACTTTTATATCTTTTGGCAGGGGATTTTAACCCCCTGCCTCAGATACTATTTTTAGAATGATCCGCCAGTAACTGGGTTTCTCATAACGATCTTCAACACCTTAGTTGGGTCTTTAACCCAGATAGCAGGCATTGTTTGAGTCATGAACACACGGTAACCGTTGAACTGTCCAGAAGACTGGAAGCCTTGAGTACGTCCCATGTAATCCATTGTACCGTTCTGATAGAACCATTTCAATTGATTATCCCAAGATAACTTCAACAAGTAGATGTTGTCGTTAGTATTCTCAGTAATATCAAAGATAATGAAATTGTAAGAACTTAATGGGAAACCATCAATGATTGGGTTCTCAATATCATTAGTGTGGATGTTATCAAACGCTGGGTTCAATACAAACTTAACGTTAGCCAAGAATGGAATAACGTATTGAGTGTATGCAAAACCAAAGTTTAAGTCCATACCTTTACCAGTGATAGCTCCTACTTCTGATGCATTAATTACTAAGCCAGAGTTGATAGCTTCACGCTTAATAGCTTCGTTAACAAGCTTCATACCACCAAGGCCAGTTTGTACAACCAATTGACGCTTAGGATCTGGACCTTGGAATTCAACCTTACCATTAAAGAAGTTGAAGATCTCAGATTTAAACAAGTCTAAGTTGAATGAACCTTTGTTGTAAATACGCTTGTAAGAGTTATCAAGCTGCTTCCAAAGACCTACAGAAAGACGGATATCATCTGGACCATCTTGCTTAACCTTACCACCTTGACCCCACATTAAGTAAGTTTCAATGTCGTTAGCAATCTTAGTCAAATGAGCTGCTTCCATAGAAGTTAAGAATGTACGAGTTAACTGACCAGATTGGTAAGCTTTCTTTACATAATCTTTACCCATTTTAGAAGCCATGTCTTCTAAGTTAGAAATAGAAGGATCAACACTCTTGTCAAAGTTTCTCCACAATTCTACTACTGGTACAGTACCATCAGCTTTCATTCCACCTTTCATCATTAAGTCAGCACGAGAGCTAACAGAATAGTGAACGTGAGCTTCAGCACCACCTACATAGTTGTAGAATTCACGGAAACCTGCGTTGATGTTACCGATATCAGAGAAACGCTCACCGTATTCACCACGAGCAGAACCTTTACGGAACACCTTAGTACCAACTTTAAGATATTTGTTATCCAAATACTTAGCGTTGTCGTTGTTTACCAACTGTACAGTGTAGATGAAACCGTCACCAGCTGGGATAATATCGTCAGCAGTGATGTACATTTCAACACCATTGTACTTGTCATAAGTGATGATATCACCATGACCAAAAGAACGCTTATTCAATTTAATCTTGAAGGACTGACCATCAATACCTTTAGTGGCATTAGCTGATTCAATATCTTCTGTAATGTATGGAAGATCCTGCGTTACTGGAATCTGCCATTTGTACTCACCACGTGCGTTATCTACAGAGATAACGTTCTTACCGCCAAAGCTAGACATCTGGTACAAAGGCATTTCTACCTTTTGAGCCATAGCCCACAAATCTACTGGACCAAGGTCTGTAGGTTCTGCTGACTTCAGCAAGTTTGAAAGGTGGTAGCTGTCTACGTGCGAGCTAGTCTGATAGCTGGTATCTCGTAGAAATATACCATTGTTCAAAACTGGAGTTGCCATGAGGCTTTTAAATTTAAGGGTTAATAAATAATTTAAGTAAATTAGCGTTTAAATATGTTTGTAGGTCTAGCAATCTTTCTAGTCCTATTTTCATCATCCTCCTGATAAGTAGAAACGTTCTTACGACTTTGTTCAGTCTTTAACTGTCTCACTGTTTGTTCTACCGCTTGGTTCTTTCCTTGTTTTACCAAGTTCTGACGGTATTCTTCAGGGTTTGATAGTAACCATAAAGCTTCAGCAATCAATGGATAATTTGGTTCTACAAACTGGTACTTCTCTAAAAGATGACCTAACTGGTTAGTTGGTCGTCCACTAATAGAAGGATAGTTTGGTTGAACTAATCCACTATATAACTGAGCCTGAGTCTTTTTATCCAACTTAAGTCCGTTGATTTCAGCCGGTCTAAGAGCTTCAAATACATTTTTCATGTACGCATCAGCTGCTTGTTCTTGCTGGATCTTTCTGTTTTCTTGTTCTGCAATCTGAGATTGTACAAACTCTTCTTGCATCTGATCCAACTTAGGCTTAAACTGCTTGGCTTTTTTCTCTAGTACACCTAGATCTTTCCAAGTAGTAAGTTCTTCTTCAATCTCCTCTTCTGTACCAAAACCAGTGGCTTGTAAGTAAGACTTAACAATACCTTCTTGGTCACTTTCATTAGTAGGATCAAGCTGACGAACTTGCTCAACTTGAGCTAGAGCTTGGAAAAGACCTTTTAAATCTTGTCCTCCATCTGCTACATACTTAGCTGCATATTGCAACTCTTCTGGTAGTGACTCAAAAAACTCTTGAGGAGTTTTAGCAGCAACCTCTTGTTTTAAGTTATCAATGTTGGCTTGCCATAGCTCCTCAACATCTTTCTCTCCAAGACCACCTAAGTAATCTTCAAGACTCTGCTTACTCTCATCATAATCATCAAAGGCAAACATTTCCTTTGACTCTATACGTTTTTTAAGAAACTCTACTAAGCCAGACTTTTCTGTCTTAGGTCTTCCGCCCTTTCCTTTAGATGCAGACTCATCAGAGTCATCATCATCTAAATTATCTAAAAGAGCATCAGTATCTTCTTTACTTACAGGTTTTGTTCCACGTGGAACACCGCCTTCAGTATCATCTGATCCTTTAGAATCATCATCCTCATCATCTTCAGTATCATCTAAGAAACCGAAGTCTTGAGTTTTTTGACTAAAGATGTTTGGTTTAGGTTCTTCTTTTTTCCCATCAGTTGGAGTAACAATACTGTCAGCTCCTGGGGCTCCTAACCAACTGTCAATGTCAAGGTCTACTTGTTGTACAGAAGTCTGTACATTGGTTTGATTATCAGTCATGTTTTGTTTGGTTTTATGTGTATCTCTACATAATCAATATACAATTTAAATCTTAAAAATTTACTTTTCTAGCAAATTTTTTATCTAACGTACGGATAATAGAGCTATAATTATTTTGGCTTCTTGGTAGAAGATTTACCTACATCATACTTATTCTTATTTTCTCTAGCAATCTGTAGCTGTTTTTCAGCTACTTCTCTCTGAGTCTGGGTTTTCTCACGTTCAATATTCAACTTTTGAGTACCTAGTTCTTTCTTAGTTAATTCAGACTCACGCTTAAGGTTCATCTGATCTTGGTAGCGTTGTTCATTACGTATACCTTCTAAAGCATCTTGGTAGTCAGACTGCTGATTTTGATTAATATCTACACCAGCACCGTATCCAGCAGCTCTAATCTCAGCCACTGTAAGCTGTGTTTGTCTATCAAGATTAGCTTGTTCAGCTCTAAATTCAAGATCCATTTGCTTCTGACGCTCTTGAGACTCAATCATCTGCTGCTGTAATTCTTGTTGCTGCTGCATTTCTGACTGCTTAGCTTCCTGAGTTTTTTGCTCAGCATCTTTAAGAACACCAGTAAGTTCAGCAATTGACTCAGATTTAATCACATTACCAAGGTCATAAATAGATGCACCAGTAGTATTGTTGTTAAGAGCTAGTTGTTTAAGCTGCTCCATAACTGAACGAGAGTTAGTCTTAGTTGTACAGAAAATGTTTAAATCTCTCATTAACAACTCAGTACCGTTCATTTCAAAGTTAACTTTCTCATCTTTACCAGTGATATACTGAAGACGTACGCTAGGCTTTTTAGAATGATAGTATTGAGCCAAGTCTGTACGCATTTGATGTACACGTGGCATTAAGTTGTCAGAGTGTTGAATAAAATACTGTTCTGTCTGTGCATAAGAAGCATTAACTGCTTGCTCAATACCAGTGGCTGTTTGTTGTTGAGCAATCTGTTGACCCATACGCTGAGGGTTTAGACCGATCACTTCAAAAGCTTGGTTCTTGAAATAGCTAGCTAAGTTAATACGAGAAAGCAAACGGTTAGTTTGTTCTAGGTTTAACACTTGATAGTGTTGGAAGTTAAGAGCATTCTCAGTGTTAGTGATAGACGTATCTAATGGTAACATCTGAAAGTTCTTCATAGCCACATAGGCTTTGGCCAGATTATTTTTACCCCAGTCTTCTCCCATAGAGTGACGTGGTAAAGAGTTCTGGTCCAGCATGATAACCGTGCCTAGCTCATCCACAAGAATATCAGCTATCTGGTTATTCACAATATTGTAACCTATCTGGTATGGCTTCATTAGATCTACTAATGAAATACTGCGGGTGTTTCTATCACCAAATACAGAACCTTCCACTGGTAGTTTGCAACCATATAATGTAGCATCACCTTTAAACTGGAATGGAACACGTCCTGGTTTACCACCATTAAGTCCTAAATAGATAGGATTGATGCCTCCTGGGTTATTCATACCCCAGAATGCAGGTCTATTAGGACCAATCTTAATACCACCCCAAGTTTCGTTAATCCAAATCCAATCAATATGTTCACCAAAGATTAAGTTATCCTTGGACTTTTGTTTGTATATAGAAGTGTTATACAAAGGCTTATCACTCACCTTGTAGTTTTCACCAATAATATCTTGAATAATCTCTCCTTCTTCTGTAATCTTAGTCAAGTGACCAATCTTACGTTGAGACTTCCAATAGATTGTAGATACACGTAATAAATGTGACTTACCAAAATCCACTGTATCTTCTGAGTCTGCCAAGATCCATTCTACAATATCTCCTGTACCAAACTTAGTGTCATACAAAGAAGCATACTGTCTATAACCCAATGATGGCATTTCAGTATTCCAGTCATGAGATTTAGTAGGATCGTAATATGTACCGTCATTTTGATATCCTTGTACAGCATAACCTGCTGAACGTACCGGATAAATGGCTTCTAAGGACTCTAATTGGTCTTGAGTCATCATCCATCCAAACTTGTCAATAACGTCTGATACAGACATCATATCCATCTTTCCTACCCAGTTTCCTTGAGAGATGTAACGTACATCTGGAGACTTGTGATAGAATGTAAGCAATGGGTTCCAAAGCTCTACATCATAGTCGTCCTCATTCATCTTAAAATGCCAGAACTCTCTATCTGTAATAAGCATATCTCTAAATGCACGCTCTTCAAGCTCTTGCATTTTAAAACGCTCTTCATCTACTGACATCTGATGGGTAGCCCACTCTTCAATCATAGATCTATAGTCTTTACGAAAAAATCCTTCAATCTCTGGAAGCTTTTGTAGACTTTCTGGAGCTAAAGCTTTTTGCATCTCTTCAGATTCAAGCTCTACACCCATATTCATCATCTCAATCATCATCTTCCTTTCAGCATCCTCTAGTAGCACTTTCTCTACCATAGCACGCTTCTCTTCCATCATCTCATTGTATGAAATGTCATCTACAGCTTTAAACATGATACGTGAGCTTCTTTTAGAAAACTCATTACATAACACGTTAATTACGTTGGGAATGATAGGATAGAACTTAAGCTCTAATGCAGATTCATCTTCTTTGGTAAGTGTATCAATCAAATCAGCCATCTCATTGTCTTCTTCTACAATGTAGTCAGCCTTATCAATAATACCCTTAGCAAGCTTGTAGTTCTTCATCAGTCTACGAGCATTGCGTCTAAGCTGCTTCATGCCTTGGAATTCTAGCCAATCTAGATTCCAGGCTCTCCACTCCTCATCTTTTTCCTTTTCAGGTATAAACTGGATAGGCTGGGTAAGTGTACCCATTTTGTTATAATCCGCCTTTTTTCCAGATTTAAGATCTAGAGCATTGTATATCTGCATGATATTTAATTATTTAGGTCTGCTGATTCATCAGCTGTATTAATAATTGTGCTAGCTGAAGTAGAAATAAAAGCTGGTGGTACAACATATGTAGTACTTGTGCCAGTACTCCAAGTTCCAAGTGGAGGATAACTTCCAATATTTACGGTACCATATCCATTAGTTCCAATAGATACAGGCTGTTCTTCTTTCTCTTCTTCCTTTAAAAGAAGTAATGCTTCCTCTAGAGTTAAAGCATTATCCTTTACTAATCTAGATAAGATCTTTACTTTTTCTGTGTGGAGCTCTGTGTTTTCCATATTATTTCATATTTTTAAAGGGATTACGAGGGGCTCTTGACATACCTCCACTACCTTTAGAACCACCAATATGTCTAAAGGGGCTCCAATTTAATTTACTAAATTTCTGGGAGTTATCCAAGTTTTCTTTTGTAACTTCTACACGTTTAGATAGTCCTCTGTTACTCTGTTGTACCTTTGCAAAGGCTATAAGGGCACAAAATGCTACTAATCGGTCAACGTTTAGACCATCTCTGTAGGCTTGCATCTCTTTTAATAACATAATGTCCGGTATACGTTCTACACCATAGACTGTTTTTACAATATCACCGTTTTCTTTTGTCTCATGATCTAGTTCTTCTTTTAAAAATTCTATACCATAAGATAGTACGTTTCCTTTAAAGAGTGTACCAACATTTTTCCATCCATACTCTTGGAATACATTACGATTGGCTCCAATATCTTTTAAGAATAAGATCATATCTTTTGGTACAAGATAACGTTGTTTTCTTTTAGATATCATGTATTGAATAAATAAAGCTACGTTATTTTCTACAATCGTCCAAGCGTTATACCATTCTATAAGAAGCTCTAGTCTCTCATGAGTTTTATTAAGATCATCAAAACGTCCGCACCATGAAGCTACAATCATGTCACGTTCTATCTCGTTCTTTACTCTCCCGTTACCGTCATCCTTAATAACCTCCACTGGATTCTTATATACGTATATAGAACACAATGATTCAGATGTTGTTGTCTTACCTTCACCAACAGGGTCCACAGAAGCATAGTACATCCCAAAAGGAGGATCTTTATGTGGTCTTTCGTAAATACAGATGACTCCTTCTTTATCTTCAGTCTTTTTTGATATAGGAAACTCCATGATAGGAATCTTTCTAGAGGGTTTCTCTATAATTTTACCTTCAGCGTTTCTAGAAAGTTCTAAATATTCCACAGGGTATTCTTTATCTTGAATACGTTGCATCTGTTTAGCTACCAAGTGTGGAGGAAACACACTCACTTTACGGGTAGCAAAAGCTTCTTCAATACAACGTGGTTGCTGTGAGACTGTTAACTGATAAGCTGCCGGATCTAAATCCTTCTTCATCTTATCAAATTCTTTCTCTAGAGCCTCTAAAGCTTCTTGCACCTTAGAGTTACCATACTGGTCAATATACGGAGGCATAGACCACTGTTCTGGGATAAATAGACCAGTGATTCCTATTGTCCCGTCTTTGTCTACAAGATTAGATTCTACACCATAAAATCCATTTTCTTCTGGATGCATGATGTATTCTTTCATAGGCTCACATTGATCTAAGTCACCGACAGATCCTGCTGCAATAAATTGACCAGTAATCATATGACCAGACTTTAGTGCTGGCTTCATAAAACCATATGTATCATCCATCTTAGGAGCAATACCAGCCTCCTCATGAAAGAAGTATGTCACGGGTCCACCGACACCATGTGTAGGGTCTTTTTCAAAGGAGTATAGGTTGATCGTGGATTTCAAACCTTTATACGTATCACGACCACCTATCCTCACTTTAATCTGTTGCTGCCATGCCCCAACTTTGTCAGGTTCAGCTGGACGATACCAGGCTGTATGTTCATTCAAGAAGTTCTTATATTCATTAAGAAACTTCCATGAGCCTTTCTCGTTTATATAATCCTTTAAAGAAGCACCAATCTTTAACACAGCTCCTTCTTCAAACCAATACTGGTTGATTAGTTTAGCCATATGAAAATAAGAAGATGCTATCTGACGCTTCTTTAGAATGATGGCATGCTTCCAATGCAGTTCTGCAAGATGTTCATATAGAGCCATGTGATATTGTGCATCTCTCACCTTAGCAAAGTCAAACCTCTTTTCTTCTTTGTCATAAATAGGTAAGAAGTTTAACCACATATAGTAGTCTCGACTAACATACCATGCATTACCGTTATTCTTAACTATAATACCTGATCTACACTTCATTTTCTGATCATCCCAGTATGCAATAAAGTCTTTGGTCTTTATTGGAGCAGCACAATAGTATCCTTGTTTCTGAAATCTACGCCCTTCTTCATTAAAGATTTTACTAGTTTCATCAAAGTTATATTCACCAGGTTCTTTAAAAATAGATAATAGAAAGTCTTTAAACTCTTCTCTTGTATAGAAGGTAGTTACATCCCATACTCCATTTTCATATGTAGGTATTTCTTTAAACATTAGTCTTATTAACCTCAGTGTCAGTTAACTTATGTACAGCATTAATATCACCTTTTCCTCTATGCAATAAGTATAAAAGAGTATTGATATCTTTACTACGTAATATACCTTTTATATCATAGTTACTCCAATAAGCATTGTATAAACTTCTTGGAATAGCATTCCATAATCCCGTATAAGGATTAAAATGAAATGTCCAATCATGCATGAATTCATCTTTTACATCTGATACAGCTGCAAATTCTTTGATGTTTTCATAGTCTGTGTAAACTTCCTGTTTCATAATTTTAATATTTAATATTTTAGGAAAGCAGAAGATGGGTGCGTGGACATCTGCTTTTACAACTGGCATTTCTAACCGATCACGTACACCTTTTACGGCTTTCTAGGTACGCCATTCCAGTTAACCTAATATTTTAATGATTGAATATTCTTTCTAAAAGACCTCTAGATTTTAAATACTCTATTTCTTCTTCTGCTTCAGATAAAGAACAAGATAGTGACATCATTTCTACTCTTAGCATACGAACTGCTTCTTGCAATTCATCTATAGCTTTTGAAGATTTCATACCTTCAAAATTTATATGAAATAACTCTGAATAATCTCTCTTTCTAGCATATGCATATCCATATACAGAGTTTTTGCTCTTCATCTCTCTAAGTTTTTTTAACTCATCTTGTAACTGATGATACTCATCATAAGATACAGTTACTGTTGGTCTGTGTGTCATATCTTCTGTTTGTTGGTTTGTTTTATTTACTACATAGTCACTATAACTAGATGACATATGATTAAATAATAAAGGAAATAACATTGGTCCCATTTTTATAAAGTTAGCTGTAGAGGGTGGACTCGAACCACCAAAGTGAGATTCAACTGATAACACAACGCTTGCAAGCTGGTGGTCTACCCCATATTATCAGTCTATTTCTGTATCACCGCCCACGAGACAGGTGGGTACGTTTGCCGTGGCCATGCTGAGACAGCCATATTTCGTCACTCTACAATTTGTCTATTTATTATACTCGTAGTTTAGTATCTGTCCTACTAAATCACTACGATGATTTTCTTTTAGTTTAATCCATTTGATGCCGTCTATCTTTTTAGATAGTTCAATAGCATAAGTTAATCCAGTGGTAGCATCTTTGGTATCTTGCTGCTCATTATCACCGTTAACAATAATCTTACCAGTCTTACCAAGTCTAGTTAGAATAGCAAGCATCTCAGCCTTACTTAAGTTCTGTGCTTCTTCTACAACAAGAATGTCATCAATAGTTTTACCTCTAATAAACTGTACAGGATAAGCTACAATCTTTTCGTCTTTTACCATAGCTTGAATCTTCACCTTATCTGCACACTTAATCAAGTTTTCTTGAAATGCTTCTAAATAAGGATTAAACTTGTCTTCTAAACTACCCGGTAAATATCCTAGTGAATTACCCACTTCTATAGTGGCACGTGTAATATAGATATGATCACATTGTTTCTTATTCAAGAAATCTAGTGCACTTAACGCACATACTAAACTCTTACCTGATCCAGCTCTACCGGTTACTATTACAATCTGATTTTCTATAATCAAACGTCTAGCTTCTTTCTGCTCATCATTAAGCGTCACATGATACTTAATCTCTTGTTTACGTTCTCTGTTTGGTTCTTTCATAGTTTTCTTATTGGTCATATGCAAGGTTTTGTCCGCCTCTAACTTGTGATTGTTGTTCCTCCATCAAATCTCTGTACACACCCTTAAAGCTTTGTCTAACAGAGTCAAATCTTTCTGCAATTCTAAGAATAGCTGTAGCAGATCCATCTCTACCAGAAGTTACCTTTTCTGTAGCCATAAAACCTGCCATATTATCTAACGCAATCTTTATACCTTGATATGCTCTGTATGTAGGAGTTTCATACATTTTTTTACAAAGTCTTAATGCATTTACAATAAGATCATCCTCTGTAGAAAACTCCCCATCCACTTCTGTAAGAATAATTTCTTCTTTATCAGTTTCTGGAATATCAAAGAATGGGTTTAAATCCGGATTAGGACAAGTCATGTAGAATAGATATGAGTAAACCTTTACAGATTCATCTCCATATTCTTCCATAATGTCTTTTAAAAACTTTAACGTATAACAGTGTTCACTAGGAACCACCTTACCGTTTGCAATATCAAATAGTCTTACCATTGTTTCTCATTTTACGTCTGTTCTTTTTTTTCTTAATAACCCATCTATTGCTATTAAGATCTCTAACTAACTCATCCCACCTGTTTCGTTGCTTC